ACGCACAAGGTCATCCTCGACCACAACGACCTCACCGACACCGATGACGCCCAGACGATCAATTTGATCCCTGTCGTTGCCGGCACGGTTGTCAAGGCCGCGGCGACAAACCTGACCGCTGTGTTCGACAGCTCGGACGCTGCGACCATCACCACCACGGTGAAGATTGGTCACAACGACACGACCGCTGACGACGATGCGTTCATCACGTCTCAGGAGTTGAACCCCAGCGGAACCGAAGTGTTCTACAAGGTCAACCCCTCTGCGACCCCGTTCGTGTTTGTGGACGGCACGGCAGCCTCGCCCAAGTATATCCAAGCGGCCTTCGCTTGCACTGCTAGCGACAGCCTTGCGGATCACAACACCGGCGAGCTGGAGATCTTCCTCGACATCGCCAACGTCAACGCGCTCTAAGTCAGACCAAGTCTTGAATCACCTGCGGCGTCTCCGGGCGCCGCAGCTTTCAGGATGGCCGACTCACTCTGGACCGGCATCGCCAACGACCTGGGCGATGAGATGGCCCACCTCGTCAAAGAGGAACTCCTCACAGGTTGGAACGCCAAGGCCGTCATGGCCGGCCTTGAGCAGCAGCGCATCGCGCAGGCCAACGAGCGCCTCGAGCAATGCGCCGTCGAAGGCATCGGCCAGCACACCATGAGCATCGACGCCGATGTCTACTGGGCTTGGGAAAAAACCGAACCCGGCTGCTGGGCCGACAAAGGCTGGCGCGATGACTTCAAAAAGCGCCACCCCGAGACCGCCGTCCATTACACCCCGCGCCGCACCACGGTGCTTGTCCCTTAAATGATCAAAGCACCCGACCGCGACAAAATCTCCGAGATCCTCTCGGACATCGATGAAGCCGACGCCGATGGCAGCGGCTACGTCCAGCGCAAGCTCCGCAACTGGAACACCCGCTTCTGCATCTGGGCTGGCCAGACCGACGACGGCCGCAAACACCAAGAAGCCCTCGGCAAGCGCCCGTTTCCATGGGACAAAAGTTTAGATTCGCGCGTCCGCATGGCCGACACCATCGTCCGCGACCACGTCGCCATGCTGACAAACGCCTTCTTCAAGGCGCGCGTCCAGGTCCAGCCCGTCGAGTCCATGGACATCGACAAACGCAGCGCTGCGGAGTCCGTCCTCAAGTGGCTCCTCTTTCAGCACGTCTTGGATGACCTCCGGCGCGAAGTGCAGCTCGCCGCCAACTTCCGCGAGACCTACGGCCTCGCTGTTATGGCCGTCGATTGGATCAAGACCACCCGCACCGAAATCAAGTCATTCTCCATGGAAGACGCCATGGCCATGCTGCAGGAATCCCAAGATCCCAACCTGCAAGCCCTCCTTGAGGTCGTCCTCGACCCCGAGCAAGAAGAACTCGCCGCCCAGCTCATGGGCGAAGTCATCCCAGAACTCGGCACCACCGCCAAAGTCCGCCAGTTCCGCGAAAAAGGCTTTGTCGAATGGGAGCAACCCTACGTTTTTGAAAGCCGGCCCCAGTGGACCGCTTTGGAACCCTGGGAGGACATAATTTTTCCAGCTCAAACCTATAGTCTACAGCGTGCTGCGTTCGTTGCCCGACGCGAGCTAATGACCGAACCGGAGTTGCGCGAACGTGCCGCTGTAGAGGGCTGGGATGACAAATGGGTCGAGCAAGTCGTGGAGAAGAAAGGCGACATCCGCCGCATCTCGCTGAACCTCCACCGCAGCGACCAGTTCCTCTACGACCACCAGCGCGACATGATCGAGATCTGGCACGTCTACAGGAAGGAGCACGACGACCGCACCAAGGCGATGCGCGTCACCCGCACCGTCCTCAGCTACCACGTCCCGGATCGCACCGCCGTCCACGACATTTTGCCCTACGCCCACGCGCTCTATCCCTTCGTCGAGCTGCCCCGCGAACGCGCCTCGCGCCCCATCTTGGAATCCCGCGGCGTGCCGGAGATCGTCCAGACCGCCCAGGAAGAAGTCAAAATTCAACGCGACATGCGAGGCGACCGCGCCAGCATCGTCACCTTGCCCCCGCTCAAAACCCCCGCCGCGCGCGGCAAGATGGACCTCATCATGGGGCCGGGCGTCCAGATCCCCGAGCGCCGCCCCGGCGAGATCACTTGGATGAACCCGCCGCAGCCCGACGCCGGCAGCATCGAAGTCGAAATGTCCATCCGCAACGACGTGGACAACTACTTCGGCCGCATCAGCGAAGCCGTCCCGCCGCAACGCTATATGCTCCACACCCAGGAGCTGGTCGATAGCTGGCTCCTTGATATGAAGCTCTGCCTCGTCCAGACGCTTTCGCTCTGTCAACAATACATGACCGCGGAAGAAGTCGCCCGCGTCACCGGCAACCCCAATCTCCCGCTCACCGCCAGCCCCGCCGACATCCGCGGCCGCTTCGACGTGACCTGCGAGTTTGATGCCCGGTTGCTCGACAACGAGGCGCTCGGAAAAAAGCTGGATTATTTGGCCTCCGTGCTCACTCCGCTGGACTCCTTCGGAGTCATAGATCGAGTAGGTTTGGTCAAATATATGATGCAGGCAGTAGACCCAAATCTCGCCGGCATCCTCATCAAAGACATCGGCGCCGCTACCCAGGCCGAGCAAGAAGACGAACAAGCCGCCTTCGCCAAAATCGCCGCAGGCACCGAACCCCCGCTCAAAGAGGGCGGACAAAATGCCCAAGTCCGCCTGCAAACCTTGCAGACGATCATCCAGTCGAATCCCGCCGTCCAACAACGCTACGCCCAAGACGAAATCTTCCGCTCCATGATCGACGCGAGAGCACAAGCCTTCCAGTTCCAGCTCCAACAACAGCAAAACGCCGTCATCGGCCGCACCGGCGCCCAGCCCGCGCTGCAAAAGCTCCAACAAGACCAGCAACTCGGCATGTCCGCCCAACCCGCCGCCTGATTATAGCGAAATTAGAGAGTTTAGCCCATGCACCCAAACGTCTCAGTCAGAAACATCGCCGGACTAAACATCCCGCAGCACAACGCGGTTGAGCTGAATTACGTCTCCACGACAAACAATCTCTCCACGGTGGTCTACAAGGAGGGCAGCCAGACAGTCGCCACGCTCACCTTTACCTATGTCGGCGGCACGCCGTCCAGCGATGACGCCAAGATTGCAACAGTGACTCGCTCCTAATGGCTATCAAGTTCAACCCGCTGACAGGAAACTTCGACTTCACCGGCTCCGGTGGAGGCGGCGGCGGTGCGTCCTATATCGACGGCGAGGTTGCCACCTACGCGGACCTGCCCTTGGACGGCTCGGCCCCGCTCAACAGCGCATGGCTAGTGCGCAGCAGCTCGGGAATATGGCCGTTCAACAAGCCTGCGGGCATCTACTATCGTTCAGCCACCCTCGGCGTCAGCCGCGATGCCGACTATACATACGGAGGCACGCTTGGTGACGTTTTCTCCGACTCCGTTTTCCTCCTGTATGACGAGGCTTCGACTACCCGCACTGGACAATTCAACCTCGGCAACATTACCGCAGGCCAGAACCGTGTGCTCACTTGGCCCAACACCAACGGCACCATCGCGCTAACCGGCCAACTCACCGACACCCAAATCTTCACCGCCAACGGCACTTGGACAAAACCCGCAGGGGCCAAGATGTTGCAAGTGGAACTCGTCGGCGGCGGTGGTGGCGGCGGCGGCGGACGGCGTGGCGCGGCAGGAACCGCACGCGGTGGCGGCGGCGGCGGTGCAGGCGCAGGACACACAGTTTTGCTTATTGACCCTGAGTCTCTCGGCGGAACAGAAACCGTGACGGTCGGCGCTGGCGGCGTGGGCGGCACCGCTGCGGGCAACGACACCAACGGCGGTGCAGGCGCGGCGGGCGGCGACACCACTTTTGGTCCACTCAAAGCCTTTGGCGGCAATGGTGGCGCAGGCGGCAACAATACCGCACAAGCTGCCGGTGGCGCATCAGCTTCCGTCCGTGGATTCATCATCAACTCATCACACAGCACAGCCGCAGGCGGTGGTGGCGGCTATGAGGCAACGGCAGCGGGCGCAGGAACGGGATCGTCCTCGTCGGGAAATATCTGGCCTGCAAGTGGCGGCGGTGGTTCACGAATTACGTCAGCCAATGTTGTAAACGCCTCTGGCGCAGGCGGTGCGATTGGTTCAGGCAGCGGGGGCATCAATCCGCATACTGTGGCTGGAGGCGCTGCGCCCAATGCTGGCAACAAAGGCATTACAGGTGGCCGTCTTGGCTTCATCGGCGCTGGTGCCAGTGGTGGTCGCCAAGGAAGCGCAGGCGAAGGTGCCGAAGGCGGCGATGCAATTTTGGGCGGCGGCGGTGGTGGTGGCGCTGGCGCAACAAACGACGCAGGCGGATCAAACGCAGGCGGAAAAGGCGGCGACGGTATCGCCGTCATAACCACATACTTCTAATTATGACCGAGCAATACGCCATCCTCGATCAACCCGCCGGACACCTCGTCAACGTAGTGCTTTGGGACGGCGACACCGGCAAGTGGCAACCGCCCGCCGGAACATCCGCCGTCCGCTTGGCCGACATCGACCTCGCCACACTTCCGCCCGCACCGGCGCCGGAAGCCGAACCGATCACCGCCGAAGAACACCTCCGCAGTGTCGGCCTCGCGGGCGACCGCCAGCCCACACTTTTGTATCTGCGCCAGTCCCTCACTGCCGCAGGCAAAACCTGCGCCGAGCTGGACGCCGTCGAGCAATACTTGCAGCAGATCCTCACCATGTTCGCCGCCAATCCGGCGCCGCGAAACGACTGGCCGAATCCCAGCGTCACCTTTGAATCCGCCGTGCAGTCCGCCATGCAGGCCCTCAACTCCTAATGTCCCTCAACTCTCAACCCTCAACCCTTAACTGACAAAATGCGCACCGTCACCCTACAAAGCATTTTGTTACGCGCCTGGCAGAGAGTCGGCAACGACGCCTCTGCGTTGGCAAATATTCCCTCCGGTGCGCAGACCATGCTCGTCGCCGCGGCGAACGACGCCATCGAGGCCTGCTGGACCTGGGCCGATTGGCCCGAATTGTGCCGCATCGAAGAGCGCACCATCCAGGGCAACGAAACGAACGGCTTCTACATCGACTACGACCAAGGCGGCGGCGAGACCCCGATGGGCGAAGTCTTTGCCATCACTCGGGACAACCCGAACAAAACCGCCTCACCCCGCGAACTCCAATACAGCCTCCTCGGCGACAGCATCCGCTTCCCCGACGACGCGGAAATCCCCACCACCGCCTGGGTGAGATACCGCCTCCGCCCCGACACCTACACCACATCGAATCTCTCGGCGACGGTCCCCGCCGTCCTAAGCAAAGCCGTCGGTTATCTCCTGACAGCCAGCCTCCTCGAAGAAGACGGCCAGCTCACGAAATCAACCCTCATGGAAGAAAAAGCCATGAACGAACTAGTGACCGAGCGCGACAAATTCTACTTCCAACAAAACCAACCCCAAGCCTGGTCCGCCCGAATCGGACATTATTAACAAAAGCTAACGAAGCTAACGAAGGTATTTCCAAACCCTCAACCCTCAACTCTCAACCCTCAACTCTTCATGAACCCTAACACCAAAATCACCAACGGCCTGAGCGGCGGCAACTACATCGCCGACACAAACCTGCGCACCGGCGACTGGCTCGCCGTGCAAGTCCTCGCCGACGCCAAGTTCCACACCTTGACCGGCAACATCGCCGACATCGCAAACACCACCGACGCCAGCGCCCCGGTCATCCCGGCAGGCACGATCCTCGTCGGCAAGTTCACCGCCCTCGACCTGCACAGCGGCCGAGTCATCGCCTACACCGCCTAATGCTCCTCGCCCCGACATTGTTGCTGAACGCTGGGTCCGGCGCCGCCATCGCGCGCCCGACCTTCAGCCGCGACTTTGCCGGTGAGAAGACCTTAAACAACGGCACCGGCCCTGCGATCACCTTCACGCGGGCATCGAACGCCACCTACTTCGACGCCAACGGCACCCTGCAAACTGCCGCCAACGACACGCCACGCTTCGACCATTCCGGCGGCAGCAGCTTGGGGCTTCTCATCGAGGAGGCGCGGACGAATAGCATTCGGAACGCGCAGGCTGGTGGGGCCGCGGTAGGAACTCCGGGCACGGGATCGTCAAACTGGAATATCTCTGGAAGTGTAAATGGCCTCACGCGCACGCTGGCCTCTGGGTCGGTCAACGGCTTCTCATACATTGACGTTAGTTTTGCTGGCACAGCAACTTCTGCATTCACGCTATTCTTTGATCCGGAACAGCAAACCCAAATTGTCGCATCGTCTACCCAAGTGTGGACGCATTCAGTCTACCTTGCGCTTGCAGCAGGATCGGTTCCCGATTGTCTCGTTGGCGTGCGGGAAGGGCTGGCAGACGGAACATTGACCGCCGCCGCCACGACCAATCATGGATCAAGTCTAACAGCAACCCTCCAAAGATTTTCCCATACGCGCACGCTGACAGAGGCGACAACGGCGAGGGTGACTCCGATTATCCGCATGACGGTTGCCAACGGCGCAACCATAAGCTTCACCCTCCGCATAGCCGCCCCGCAGCTAGAGCAAGGCGCCTTCCCCACCAGCTACATCCCGACGACCACCGCCGCCGCCACCCGCGCAGCGGACTCGGCGGTCGTCACGCCGATCTCCAGCTTCTATAATCAGAGCGAGGGGACGTTTGTGACAGACACGAACAAGTCGCCGCTTTCCGGAAGTTTCCCGACCATTTGGCATCTTACCAATGGGACAAATGACACTGGCAACGTGATCGGATTCTACAATCCATCCAATTCAACAATCAGCTATGATGCTAGTCCCGCGTTTAGTTTTGCAGAGTCCGTCTCTGCTGGAATTGCCAAGTCTGGATTTGCATTTTCTGCATCGTCGTCACGCATGGCGGTCAACGGCGTATTAGAGCCAGCTTCAGATCAGGCAGCGACCATAACGACAGACAAGGCTTCGCTTCGTTTAGGAGCCAAGCGCAACGGATCAGAACCCCTCAACGGCCACATCCGCAAGATCGCCTACTGGCC